TCTCATTTCTCAAATCGAAGTAGAAAAGCCAAAGATTGATGTTACAGAAACCTCCCCGTCGGATCTTGTTAAGAAAGAACCAAAAGAAAAAGAATTGACGTTAGCAGAAAAGTTGGAACTGCTAAGATTAAGGAAAGGAAAATAAGAATGCAACATAATGGCGCGAGGATAACATTCTCGTTAAGAGGCCGCGATAACTCTGTCTTGCGGGCCTTTGTTAGAGAGCACACACTTACCTATCAGGAAGTAGATGATGGGTTTATTGTAGTAAATAATTACCCGTATCAGATTCTGTTCGACGACTTGAATGATGGGATCAAGATTATGGAAAGTCTTCCGAAAAAAGTGCTGGTTAGTTTTCAGACTTTAACGGGGGGTTTAGCAGTAGCAGTTATTCGTATAATTCGCAACGGAAAGGAAGAAAGATGAGAATTCTGCTGTCAGCGAGCGCTGCACCGTCATATAGAGTAGTGTATGCAACCCAAACCATAGAAACTCCTATGAGTCGCGATGAAACATTGGAAGGGGTAGTAGATCGGGTGAAAATGGCCATTATGAGGAGTAACGAACCTTATAAAGTCAGGTTTGAAATGGTTACTAGCATGATTACAGAAAATGGGAAAAATGCTAGAGTTCTCATTAGCTACTACATAGTCCGAATCTAATAGTGAAAGGAAATCGCATGAAAATGACTGCGGAAGAGGCTTGGAAGGAATACATTGCTTACAGGAAAAGAAACGCCAGAATGACCCTAGAGGAATCAGCGGAGATTGCTAGGGAATTAGGAGTAGATGAAGAAGCGGAAGAAGAAAATTCTCCAGATTATCTAGAATAAGAACCACATAGGACCTTAAATTAGGGTCCTATTTAGTTTTTACTCAACTGAACACAGAAAGGAAATCACATGAAAATGACATGGCAAGAAATGCTGGCTTCAAGAGGTATTTCTATCCCGCAGAAACCTGAAGATACTATTAACAAAAGAGTAGTAGTTAATCCCGAGCTTTCACAAAAAGAAAAAACGTTTTCGTTAAACATAGAATTAGACGAAGATCAAAATACCGCTGTCCAGCTTGCACTGGCAGGAAAATCCTTTTGCCTAATAGGCAAGGCAGGAACAGGAAAAACGACGACAGAAAGAGAAATAGTTAAAGCCATTCTCTCTAAATTAAACGGAAGAACACACATCTTTCGGATTCAAGGAACTGGGGAAAAAGTAGAATCTCCGGCAGCCGCAGTAGTATCCTATACTAGAGTAGCGGCAGGAAATAGTAGAAACGCAATTTGCAAGGATGAAGAGCTGCGTAATGCGTTTTTCCATAACGTAACAACAATACATAACCTTCTGGAATATGCTCCGGTTTTTTTCTATGATGACGAAAAAGAAAAGGAGTCAATGAGGTTTGTACCACAAAGAACAGCAACTAATCCTTTAACGGTTAAAACCATTGCAATCGAGGAATCGTCAATGGTGGATCTTAATCTTTGGGAAAAATTATATGATGCTATGCTTAGTGGCAGCCAATGTATTTTTATCGGGGATATTAACCAATTGCCCCCGGTGTTTGGGCCTAGCATACTTAATTATGCTTTGGTTCAGCTTCCTATCGTGGAGCTTCGCACTGTCTATCGTCAGAAATTTGATTCCCTAGTTCTGACGAATGCCCACAATATCCTAGAAGGGAAGGAAGTAGAAGAAGGGCCAGATTTCAAGATAATTGAAGGCGGAACAAAACAGCATGGGCAAACCGTGACGATGCTTCAGCTGGCCGGATCGCTTAAAAGATGGTATGAATCCGGCGAATATAAGCCAGATGAAGATATAATACTATCACCATTCAACAAAGGTGATCTTGGGTCTGACTCGATAAATAGTCACGTGGCACAATTCCTAAATGATGGAGATGTGTATGAGGTTATTGCAGGAATCAGGAAGCTTTACGTAGCAGTCGGTGATAAAATTATGTATCAAAAACAAGTTGGGAGAATCATTAATATAAGACCCAATCCAATGTATGCAGGAAAGATTCCTAAGCCACACTCAAAGCACCTGAGCCGGTTCGGGGTCATGCTAGAAGAAGATGACTTAGACAGTCTAGAAGATGATGGACTTGCGCATGTAGAGTATAATCTAGAAGCAATGAGTAAGGAAGACATGGAAGAACTTACCCATCAAGCAAGCCATGTGGTAGAAATAGAATTAGATACCGGGGAAGTGCTATCGCTCAGAAAAGCGGGAGAATTGTCTGCTCAAAATTTCTCACTGGCCTATGCTCTGACAGTGCATAAAGCACAGGGATGTGAATGGAGAAAAGTTATCCTAGTTCTTCATAAAGATCACTCTATCCTGGCCTTTAATGAACTGCTTTATACCGCAGTAACCCGAGCGGCAAAGCAGGTAGTAATTGTTGGTAAAAAGTTTATGGTAGCTAAAGCAATTGCTACCAGAAGGATAAAAGGGGATTCCTTAAGGGAAAAGGTAGAGTACTTTAATGCAAACCTAGCCCAAAGTCACATTTCGTGCTTAAAGAAGTAACATGAATCTACTAGAGAAACTAGAATTACTTAAGACTAAGAAGGGGGGATTTCCATTATCCTACCTTCTGGTCTTAATCGAAAATTGTCAGCTAAACGAAGACAGCCATGATCTGTACAGTACAGCAATGTATTTGTCAGCATGGCTGTCTCCTATAGAAAATGACATGAATCTAAAAGAACGTCGTACGTCAGTCCTAGATAAAAACCCAGTAATCGAAGCAATAGCTTACTGGACTAAGATACCGATGTCCGTAGTTCTTGATACTTATATTAACTTAAGAATGAAAGGAGAAGTATGACGGAAAAAAAGGTAGCAGAAAATCTTAAGAAGGTAGTAAAAAAATTTTTAATTAATCATTTTCCACCGTTGGCAGGAAGGGCTACCCTAAGTGTTGTTTTAGTGAAATTTAGAGAAACTCTTTCGGATCAGGAGGCAAAAGACCATATTACGGAAGCGATTAAGGAGTTGAACTATGAGTCAAAACTTTGATTTGGACCTAGATTTAAACGAGGAGGAACTATCTTATTCTGAAGAGGATGAGATTTCCTATCAAGAACTTTACGGAAGGGTATTAGAAAAGTCGCCAATAATTATCACAGTTTCCCGTGAATCTGTCCCGGATATTAAAAGAGGCATTACAAATGCCAAACATGCAGCTAGAAAGAAGGCTCTATATCATGGGCTTCCTTGGGACCCGGCAATCCTAAGATTTGAAACACAGGAAACTGAGAATGAAGAGGAAAGGAAGTTTTATATAGATCTGAAAATCTCAGCGGAAAGGAAGGGAACAGTAAAAATCAAGAGATATGTTACAGAAGTTAATCTGGAGACCGACTAATGGATGAGAACAAGCAGCTATGTTTTGAAATTCAAGCGAGAATTAATCAGCTTGAAGAACTTTCAGAAACCGATCTAAAAACAGAGATGGATGATCTAAAGATGGTGCTACTACAGAATCCGGTAGCTTGCACTTTACTTCTTCCAGAAGACATCGGGAAAGCTGTAGCAGCCATTAAACGGCTTATCTATAGCGCAAAAGATAAGTCGGATAAAGAGAAACCTTCTACCGTGCGCAGCAGAAGGACTAAGATAGACTTAAACGTAGACCTTGCACTGGACTAATTACCATGGATGACCTCAAAGAGAAAATCTATCTTCTAGCATTAGATATGATTAAAAGCAGAAAAATTCCTTTCATATGTGGTGCCCTAGAGAAATCATATAAACAATACATAGGAGCTGAAGAGGAATTAAGTGATGAAGAGCTGAAGGAATTATTCTCTGAATTCTTTGATTTATATGACGGCACGTACTGGTATTATTCAGAGAATAAATTCATAAGTTCTACAGATCAACGCAAAATACATGGATGCTGGTGGAGTCCTAAAGCAGTAGAACCTAGGAAGAGGATGCTTGAACTAATCCTAAGTAGTCGTTGTAGATAAGCCAACCTAATCAATAGGAGAATATGATGACTAAGAAACGTGTAACTATTTCCCTCACAGAGTCCGAAAGCCTTACAATACGGGATCAGGTAAATAAGATTACCCATGGACCCGCAGAGGAGGTTGAAAAAGCCTCTAGTAAGATTTGTATGTATCTGGTAGCCCTTGCCGCACTTCGCTGTGAAAGAGTACCGGACTGGATTATGGAATCGACCAAGGAGATTACTGAGATTCGTATTAAAACAAAACTTAAAGACAAGGAAAGACTGGTAACAACATACCAGTTTGATCTGCTGGTGGGGGAAGGTAGTGCAGAAATAGATTTGAGTCAGGAGGGATAGTAATGGATAAAGAACAAGCGATGGCAATGCAAACCAGATTCCATGCGGAAAGGCAGGCTAAGAAACTTCCGTATGGATTTATAGGATCACTCTCGTTGCAGGATTTATTTTTCTTTTTCTTGATAGTATCAGCTGACCTTCTGCTAGAAGAGTCGGAAGAGGAAGAAAGGGAGAGATTTGAAAGAGCTTTTCAAGAGTGGATTCAGATCGTCACATCAAGTAAGGAATAAGAATGCAAAAGATCAGGCTGTCCTACACGAAAATGGATTTGATCCTCTCTTGTGAGAGAAAATTTCAATTAACAGCCCTTCTTGATAATTTTCAGCAGAAACAGGCATCGGAGCATTTTGCATTCGGGCATTCCCTAGAAACCGGATGCCTATCATATCTGCTACACAAAAATAAAGATAGGGCGATGTGGGAAGCCTATCTAGCATATCACGAAGTAATTGATGAAGTGATAGAAATCCCACAATCCCTTAAAAAGTCAGAGCTGGTAGCAGTTAATATGGTATGGGCAGCATTTCCCTATCTAGACACACTGCTAACCGAATGGGAAATAGCAGAATTTAATAACAAGCCGGCGGTTCAGCTTTCCTTTAGAATCGATATAGACGACGTTTTTTATTATGTCGGATATCTCGATGTAGCGCTTAGAAACAGATTTACGGGAAAGTACGGGGTACTGGATGTAAAAAGCACAGGAATGAATCTGCTATCCCTAGATCCGCTGTATATGAACTCGGAGCAGCTGATCGGATATTCAATTATTCTTGACTACATAGCAGGAAAGAATGATGCAGAATATGATGTACATTATTTTGTAGGTCAGATAGGGGCAGGTGATGGGTTCTCTCCAAAAATCCATGTGTTAGATTTCCCAAAAAGTTTAAAAGATAGGCTTAATTTTTTCATAACATTGGGAATGGATGTGGAGCGATTGCATAAAATGCTGGACACGGGAATCTTTCCGCAAAGAGGGCATTCATGCTTGAAATTCAATAAGCCTTGTCCTCATTTTGGAACTTGTGGATTGCATTCATTAGATGTACCTAAAAAGTATGAGGAGGATACAATAGAGTACGATTTCGTTGCTAAGCTGGAAGACCTAATTACTGATCACTTAGGAAGGATATCATGAATAATACTGACTATAGCGAGAAACATACTAGGTGGAGTACTTCGAATAATGGTAAAGTTATACCATTTTCAGATTGTGACTTACCTACAAAGTTTGTAATGGAGCATTTTAAAGGAGCTGCTATCGTAGGAGGGGATCTGCTGTTACCGATCTGTTATGATATGTTAGCAATAGTAGATCACTGGAGGAACTATTCAAGAGAGTTATCTCAAGAATTTGAAATATCAGAATGCATTACGTATAAGCATCTAGCAATTCCGATGGATTTCATACTAGAGAATTTTCCAGATGCTGAGGTATATTACAACGAGGATGGAAAGAAGGTACTTAAATTACCAAATTCCCGTATAGTAAAAGATATCTCAAGGGTGTATAAAACATATCTGGTAAGCAGTATAGTAGAATCATTATAATCTTAATCACACAGAAAGGATAATGTCATGGACCTGAGTAACTACAATACCCCCATAGAGGAATATGTAGATTATGTGCTTACCCCTGATAGAAGACATTTAGTCTTTGATTCGGTGCCTATTCCCATCGAATATATAGTACAGGAAGCTCCAGGAACTGTCATCATAAATGACACCATTAAAATCCCTAGTAAATATAACACGCGTTATATATGTAAAAAATATAAGGAAGTTAGCTACCATAAACCTGTCGAAGATTCGGTAAATTCAGTAAGCGAGCTTGATGTAATAATAAAGGAACGTGGAAAAACTCATGGGAATTTCAGGGACCAAGCTTATTGTGCACAATCACTGAAAAGTGTAATTAGGGAATCCCCAAATTATGACAGAATGTCAGAGTTGCAAATGGAAGCTTTGGATATGATTGTTCATAAGATAGGTAGAATTCTTGTGGGAGATCCGGATTTTAAGGATCACTGGGTAGATATTGAAGGATATGCAAAATTGATTAGTAGGAATCTCTAATATGGACATGCTAGAATTAAAGCGTAGAGCAGAGAATGAATCCTCTAGCCATTCAATTCTTATCTATGGGGATTCCGGTACAGGAAAAACAAGGATGGCGGCGACTGCTGCACTTATTCCTGAAATTAGAAAAATAGTGTGGCTTGATCTGGAAAATGGCAGCGACACTATTCTTCACATGGGACTGCCGGATGAGGCTCTAGAAAAGATCAAGTTATTTAAACTACTTGATACTAGAAAAGAGCCCCACGCAATGGGTACCCTGCTAAAAATGTTTTCTTCTAAGATGGACCTTAACATCTGTGAGGAACACGGCAGGGCAAATTGCTTAGAATGTACCCAAGGGAAAAAGCCGAGTCAGGTATTTAATCTTACTAAAATGACTCATAATGACCTCCTTATCATAGATTCTGGAAGTCAAATGACAGACTGCGCCATAAATGCACTATTGAAGGGGCAGCCGGAAGATGCTATACTGCAGATTCAAGAGTGGGGAACGGTAAATAATTGGCTTACGGCAATCCTGCAGGTAGTCCAAATAGGACGATACACGAATACAATAGTTTTGAGTCATGTATATTATGATGAAGAGTATTCCGGTACTGGCCCAAATCGCTCCCTTGTAAGAACTAGAATATTTCCAATGATCGGTTCTGCCGCGTATAGCAAGAAGGTAGGAAAGTTCTTTGGAACGGTGGTATTTCTGGAACTAAAAGGAAGCAAACATGCTGGGGGTAGTTCCACTACCTATAAGCCAAATTGTAATACAAAATCTAGACTCAACATTAAAGTTGAGGATAGTCCTACTCTCAATATGAGAGATATTCTAGTGAAAGGAGGTGTTATTCGTGAAGCAAGAAGCAAAGACTCCAATGCCAATGCCAATGCCTAATCCGGGTAAAGGTCTCGCAGTAAGCCGCGTCCGCGGCCCTGCTAAATAGTGTTTATGAAGATATTAGATTAACATATTTAATATCTTCACTTTTATAGAGATAGATATGACAGAGAAAACTGAAAAATCTAGGTATCCGCATCAACAACCGTTTAATGTGACTCCTAGAAAACAGAAAGACGGAAAAAAATCCTTTTACCCGAAAACTCCTAAGAAAGAAGGCAACTAAAATGGCAAAGACTACAGTACTGCTTGACCTGGAAGATATGTCTGATGAAGTATTGGACGACATTCAAGAGGCTCCTGATTACATAGATCCGTTAGCGGGGGATTATAGAATTCGGACAGTGTCCGGAAAGATCAATAAGTTTGAGAATGACGAAGGGGAGGTTATTCAAAGTATTCAAGTAACTCTTGCAGTAGAAAAGACGCTTGAATTGGTTTCCGATGAAGAACCCCCAGTTCCCGATGGAAGTCTGTTCATTATGAGATTCCAAGGAACTGTTGATGGAATTGCGATCTTTAAGCGAGAGCTTAAGAAGATGGCAGACCTGGAATCCACTAATGGGATGACTATTTCTAGTGCTTTTGAGCTTATTGAATCCGGTTTGGTATTCTCGGCCAGGATTAGCTATTCCAAATTCAAGGGTAGGGACGGTGTTGTAAGGAATAATCTTCGGGTTAAGATCGTTCCTACAGTTTCTACGGATAGCGACGATACTGAATCCCTCTTTTAACTAACGGGAGATAGGGAGATTTCGGTCTCCCTATTTTTAGGAGATTCCGTTGAAAATTCTTATAAATTATGACATAGCGGAGAAGAATTATCTTCCAGTTCTGTCCTTTTACATGAAGGACATGAGATATACGGCAGTATCAACAAGCAGGAATCTAACCATTTCAGAATTGGTAAATGCGGCAAAATCAGCAAACTGCCAGGGAATTTTTCTATG